CTAACCCAGCCAATGCTCTCGACCAAGAAATTGCTACTACATTTGGTATTAATTTTACCTTCTGATCATACGTCATAGTTGTGTGGGGAACCCTTGGTCCCAGCTTCGGCTGGGGCCATTTTTTTTCTTGACAAAAGGTAAATTATAAGTGAATATAAGATATGTTTAAAAGAGATGCGAATGGATTGGTTGATGGACTAGAATACAAATATGACGACCAAGGTCTTATTGATTGGCGAGCCATGTTAGACAACAAATGGCTTTATCCTAATCCATCTAGCGTCGAGAGAGGCATTTGCAAAAGAAATACTCCTGTATCAGATCTCCAAGATAAAGACTTGTGCATAATGCTTGGAGGACTAAAAGAGCTTGCTCAATGGCGCGGATTTGCAAATGTAAACTATACAATCGTAAGCGCAAGTCCAGAATATGTAGCAATGAGTTGCGAAATTGATTGGATTCCTAATTTTGAAACATCTGACAGTAACAACGTAACATTTTCTTCTGTTGCTGACGCTCACCTAGGAAACACAAGGAGTTTTGCTAAAAATTTCCTTGCCGCAATAGCAGAAAATAGAGCTTTTTCTAGAGCAGTTAGGAACTTTCTTAGAATCAATATTGTTTCTGATATTGAGCTTGGAGAAACCAAGGGCCAAGAAACTTATACAGAAGAATCTCAAAGCTGTATTGAGGTTGACAAAACCGAAACACTAAAAAAACTCATGGAACAAAAGAATGTGTCTTTTGAGCAAGTCAAAGACAAGCTGATCAAAGCTAAATTCAAAAACGCTGACAAAATTACTTGCGTTGAAGAGATCTCTCCTGTTTGGCAGGTAGAAATTATCAAAAAACTCAAAGCTAAAAAATAATTATCTACCTATATACCCACGATAAGACAAATTAACCTGTACATTTGTGGTGGTTTCACTAGAAACAGACTCAGAAACTTTTGTCATATCAGAAAAAGAATAAGTCACCAAAGTTTGTTGATTCTCCAAATCTTTTAATGTTATAGTCAAGTCTTCTGCTTGTTTTGAACAAGGGTAATCAAAATTATTTTGTCCTGAGTAGTCGTCTACTTCTAAAGTAAAACTCACTTCTACTGGAAATGGATATTTAGACACAACTTCTTTTGGTTGATATTGACCCAATATATAATAAGGTTCTCTGGGGCAATCTATGGAAATCTCGAAAGAAGAGCATCTGTTTGTATTGAACGTATCCAAACTCAATTCCACAGAACCGGGGTCAGCGACTTTAAAATCGAAAGAAGATGATGAATTCTGGATATTTATTGGTATTTCACCAGTAGGAATATTTCCAGCTTTGTCAAAAGACTCTATATTTACAGAAATTTCTGGAATACCACCAATACCACAACTGACTCTATAATTAGTCATATACCCAGATTTAAAACTAAAATTTTGAGAAAAATCCTCTCTAGATTTAAGCAAATACCCACTAAAAGCTACGTCTCCAGTGTATTGAAGAAAACTTTCGTCAGTTACTAAAAACTGAGATACACTCACGCTACCATTTCTTGGTCCAGCAGGAATCAAAGATCCTTTGTCCATCCCAATAAATTCTAGTGTCTGCGTTGGATTCTCAAAGCTTGCTGAAACACTTTGAACTCCAAACACTTCTCCAGTATTTATAAAAAAATGCTGGTCTTCTCTTGTTAGTTTGTATAAAGCCATCCTTTTAAAATTACACTTGTATTTTATAAAAAAAACGTGTAAAATATAACAAGGTAAAAGGTCATGGCATTATCTATATACAGTCCAGTATCAGAGTGGGCGGCGGCAACTTCTTATACAAAGTACGACATTGTCAAATACAATGACAAAATATACTATGCTACAAGAGATAGTTCAGCAGCTTCTTTCAGCACAGATAATTTTGGTGGACACACCACTGATCCATTCGGAACAGTAATTACAAACACTGATACAACTGATGCTACAAGGCCACATTTTTTCTTTACACCATCTTATGGAGCGAGCATACAAAACCAACCAAGAACAAAAATTACTCAATTCGGAGAAGGATACCAACAAAGAATTCCAGAATCTGTAAACAATATTCTTTTACAAGGAACATTTGCTTTTGAAAATAGATCCGCCAAAGAAGCTAAAGCTATTTTGCATTTTTTGAATGCCAGAAATGGATCAGAGGCATTTTTGTTCACTCCACCCGAGCCATACGCAACAATGAGGCTTTTCATGTGCATGAACTGGACGCAACAATCTCAATTTTACAATAATATTTCCATAAACGCAGAATTTATGGAAGTACCAGTATAAAATGGCTGACTACTCAATGACATCGGCAGAAGCTAGAAGCAGCATCAAAAAAGTTGCTAAGGAAGCCAATTCTATCGATCCTTCTGCTGTAATTGACTTCTTTGAAATAGATACTTCTGATATTCAATTTGATTTAGGAATTAGAAATTCAACCGAAGATAATGAAAACGATAGAATATTCAGATTTCACAACTCTATATCATTAACAACAAGAAGTATTTATTTTAACGATAAAGAGTATATTGCGGCTCCTGTAGCAGTAGAAGGATTTGAGCTAGCAACAAAAGGCTCGCTGCCAAGGCCAACAATGTCTATTGCTGTAAAATCAGATGGAGTAGACGCTCTTTCTAAACTGAAAACAGTTTTGGCTCAAATAGGTGATTTAACCGGAGCAAAATTTACACGAATAAGAACTTTCGCAAAGTTTATTGACGGCTCTGATCCAGACGGAAAAAACAGTTCTTTTTTAACTTCACTTATAAAAGATCACGATCCAGATCCAAATGCAATTTTAAATTACGATATTTATTATATCGACAGAAAAACTAGTGAGTCAAATCAAACTCTTTCTTTTGAAATGACCAGTTCCATTGACTTGGAAAATTTTAGCGTTCCAAAAAGACTGGTTATTCAAGATAGATGTCAGTGGCAATACAGAGGAGAAGGATGTTGTTATACCGCTAACTTATCAGCTAGTACACACGGAACTACAGATCGTGGGATTTTAGACCCTAAAAATTCAAATTATATACCAGTTGCTAACGATTTAAATGAAAGAATTTTCGATGAATCAGAAACCAACCAAAATGGGATTTTGAGGTTAACCACAAAAGTTGGGACAACTTCAAGTTTATGGAATAAAAATAAAGACTCAAATTATACGGTTGGAGAAATGGTATTTATAACAAAAAATGGGGTTGAATATCATTTTGTATGCAAAGTGGAACATGCTCCGAATTTGGATACTGCTCCACCAAATACTGATTATTGGATAGCAGACCAATGTTCAAAAAGCGTCCAAGGATGCAAACTTAGATGGCAAGGAGTTTTGCCATACGGAGGTTTTCCAGCAGTTAATAAAGCATGATTTTATCTAACAAACAAAAAGAAGAAATCAAAAAACATTCTGAAGAAATTTATCCAGAAGAATGTTGTGGCTTTGTTTTACCAGACACGATACTCAAATGCAACAATCAAGCTAAAGATAAAATTTCGAATTTTACAATTTCGCCAGTTGACTACTTGAAAGCCAAAGATCTTGGAGCTTGGGCTGTTTATCATTCTCATCCAGATAGTTTTTCCGAAGCATCTCTCAATGATAAATTTAATCAAAAAAACTATCAAATGCCGCTCATCATTTTCAGCGGAAAAAATCAAAAATTTAAAATTATTCGATCAGATGAGTCAGAAGACTCAATTGATTTGTATGTTTCAAAAAATCCAAAAGACGATTTAACTGAAAGTCAGAAAGAAGCTATCAAAAAGTATTGTTTAGAAAAGTACCCAGAAGAAGCTTGTGGTCTTGGTCTTAAAAATGGCCAAGTTGTTTTCTGCGAGAATAAATCTTCTGATAAAATAAATTTCTTCGCAATTCAACAATCAGAGTCAGAAAAATACAAAGAGCAAGTCGAATTTGTTTTTCATTCTCATTGTAAAGACGAATATGCTACTTTTTCAGATGCAGATGAACAAGTTTCCACAAAAACTCAAACAAAGTATGTATTATACAATGTTTTGACTGACGAATTCAAGTGCTTTCTTCCGCAAAAAGAACTCGCTTACATCGGCAGGACATTGGTTCCCGGTGTTATCGATTGCTCTTCTTTAGCTCAGGATTATTATAAAAAAGAATTGAACATAGACTTTCCGACTATGAACCACCCATTCAGGTTTCATAGGTTCAATAAAGCTTTTATCAAAAAGTGTAAAGAATATTGGCAAAATGAAGATGCGATGGTTTTAGTAGATTTTTACTTAAATAGAAATTTTATTGAAGTGAGCGATCCAAGAAAACATGACATAATACTGTCTAATTCTTACAATTTTGCCAAAGGCTTTTGTCACATATCTGTTTATTTGGGAGAAGATAAAGTTTTAGATTATGCAAGAAACGGCATTTCTGCAATTTGTTCAATGCAAGAGTTTGAAAGCAAAAGCAACGGAGAAATTAAATTTTTAAGACACAAAAGTCTACTATGAAAAAACTTACAAAAATAAAATTTCATGGAGAACTTGGCGAGCATATGGGCAAAGAATATAATTTGTCTGTAGGCTCTGTCAAAGAGGCTCTTCAGGCTGTAAATAAAATAAGCGGCAAAAAGCTGAGTAAATATTTTATGAAAGACGGTAACTTTCATAATGAATATAGAATTCTTGTAAATGGAAAAGATTTGGCGTCAAAACATAAAAAAATTGATAGTGTTGATAAAGTAAACAGTTCAGAAATTGTAATAGAAAGAAAAAATCTTGATACAATAGACATTGTACCAGTAATTCAAGGTTCTGGAAATAACTTTCTTGCAATTTTAATTATTGTTGTCGCGGTAGTTTTGATAGCAACTGGTGTTGGTGCGGCATTGTCGCCAACTTTTGCTATGGCGCTTGGTTCTTCTAGTAGTGGTTTAGCTGCAACTATTGGAGGTTTTGTGTCTGCTGGCACAGTCATAGTCGCTGGACTCGGTCTTTTAGCTGCTGGCATATCAGTGCTTTTGTCCAAGCCGCCGGAATTTGCAGCTTTTCAAGATACCAGTACAGCAGGAGGCAGAAGATCTTATTTGTTTAACGGCCCAGAAAACGTGCAAGGCGAAGGCAGAGCAGTACCCTTTGGATATGGTCGCCTTAAAATAGGAAGTCAATCTATTGACGCTACATACGAAATCACTTACGCAGATGCAGACACTAACCCATTAACCTCTTGATGAAAAAAGACAAATCAAAAGAAAACGAGGAAATTGTCTTTTATCAAGGGCAAGGTGGTGGCCCACCTCCACCCCCAGATCCTAGAGACCCTCAAGAAGTAGATGAAGGCGTTTTAAATCAGTTTGAAGACCCAAATGACACAACGTCTACAAAATTTAACAGAGCCGTTTCTCTCACAAAAATTAGGGTATCCGATCTTTTGTCAGAAGGAGAAATTCAAGGTCTTGTTACTGGCTATTATAACCATATCGGCGTTGAGGGTCAAACAGGATATTATTCTTCTGAATTTATCAAAAACCCCGGAGTGGCACTTGGCGAAGGAACATACTACAACCTTCAGTCTGTTTACTTAAACGATGTTCCACTTGTAGATGGAGATGGCAAGTTTAATTTTCAACAAATCAATTTTACAGAATCAAAAGGTGGCCCAACTCCTTCTGAAGAAACGCAAATCACCAATCCAGATGGAAACGGACTTTCGATTGTAAGAAGAATCGGAGAAAGATTAAGAGGGCCAAACATCATTGTTCTTGAAGATGGCTCAACACAAGTTGATCCTGATGTTGGAGAAGACACGTTTTCGAAATATTACAGAATTCTGAACAGATCTTGCAGCAGAGCGCAAGTAAACATAAGATTCAATGCATTAAGAGTCATAAATAAAACTGGGCCAAGAACAAATCCTCCCGGCGCACCAGCCGGAAAAGGATTTGGGGATACAAAAGAAACTGAAGTTGAAATAGAAATTTTTTCAAGAAAACTTTTTTCAAATGCAGAAGGAAATAATGGAACGCAGGATTATAATTTAAAAGTAGCTAAAACTATAAAAGGTAAAATATCTCAAGGATATATACAAGCTCTTTCATTTGACACAGGACTAACTCAAGAAGATTTAAATGACCCAACTTTTATGGGTTTTGAAATAAAGGTAAGAAGGCTTACTTCCGACTCAAT